CTCGGCCATGTGCCACTCCGTTATAGGTCTAACCGACAACCGTTGCATAATCTTCCGAGGTGCGTCTAGTTCAAAAATACACTCGGCCGGGTGCAACATCAGCACCTTGCCGATGTACTTCTCATCATAAAATGCAGCTGGATCATCATGTATATTATACGTGTTCATCATGCCACCTTACGAAAATAATGATAGGGCAAGCCCAGATCATAGCACAGATACTCCCAATCACCGTTGGCATTGCTAGCGTCCATGATCCAACGCAACGCAGTCTCCCGATCACGGGCACCCATGCAGATAGTGTTAGTGACATGCTGCTCAAACTTATCCACAGCTTCCTTCTCAGCAACTTGACGGTTAGCTTCCTCACGCACGATCACCTCTTGCAAACTTGCAAACTCCAGTTGGAAGTCTTGCATCGTCCAAGTGCTGGTATCAATACCACGTGGGCGAACACCATGTGCGTCCTTGTACATATCCCAGTAGATACACTGGGCTTGCTCCAAGTCAGACATTTGTTCCCAAGTAGTGAATTCAGACATATTTGCTCCGTTAATCAACTGTTTAAGACTATATTATATACCCAAAACCATTTAATGTCAATCCTTAGGGGACAGATATTCAAACAGAACCCACTTAGCACGATTCAGACATTGACGGGCATCTTCGGCCCGCATATAGTCAACTTCACCGTACTCGGTGTTGATCATTTCCTGTGCATCACTCATCAAACTAGCGGCAATCATAGCAGGACCGGAGAATTTGAAAGTGATGCTGGATTCTACAGACTCACGCATACCTGCAACGGTCACGCCGTACATACGAACTTCACGCTTTTCTTGCTCTGTCAAACGGTCGTAAACTTGGGTCATAACTAGCTCCTTTAATCAATCTAAGCCTCTATTATAGACCCAAAACCATTTAATGTCAAGTTTTGGTAAAGTCTATTTCCCAGTTTTTTAGATGAAAATAGTTGATTCCGTCACGTTCCATGTGCTTTAGATAGCCAGTCAAGGGTATAGAATCTTGCTCAAAAAAGTGTTCCCATAGATGGTTCAACTTATTTTCTATAGGTATCTCTATCTTGTAAGCTTTGTTTTCAACATCCTTGAGCCAGTATTCTGTGAATTTACTAGTACGCAATTTCACTATGAATTTCCTCAAAGGAGTCAACGTGATTGAATCACCGCCGATAGTCAATTTGGGTTGATGTTCAAATTGCTTATTCAAATCTCTAAACATCTCATCAAACCCCATATCATATTCATAGAACTCAGGTAAGCGATAGATCAACGGCATCATTTCTTCTTTGACTACTTTATTATCACCGTGAACAAATGTACTCAAATCTTTCCTGAATTTACTAATCCGTTGTTCGCGTAAAGTTATGACCATGAGTTTTTTGCTGTAATAATCACGGATGATATCAGCACGGTCTTTATCTTCCTGAATCATTTCTCGGAACAATACACTATCAGTGAGTTTAGTAGGCCTATTATCAGGCGCTATCATATTAATTTTGTGACTGAGTGATGAACGCATTCTGTGCCAAGTAACACTCAATGCTAGTATATCTTCTGTGGTCTCAAATACTTCATATTTTTTCACATATTCAGTATTTGATTGCTTTAAGTATAAGTCATCAAAAGATGTAGTACTATTAATTCCTAAAAGAGTATGCAGATTGTTTTGTGAGGAAGGGATTTGTTGAGTAGTAACTTGCACCTTAGGTAAGGTGCTGCTATTTGCGAGATGTTTCAGTTTCATCTGCATAGTTGTCAGTATGTTTGAATTAGCCAATTGTGATATCTTCCATGTTGATATGACTCAGTATACTATAGAAAATAAAAAATGTCAATATTTTTTTACCCTATTACGTCTACGAAATGCTTCTTCTTCTCCAAAAATTTCTTCCCAAGTTTTTCCTTTCTTTGCCACTGACATTTTTGAAATTTGCTCATCAGTCATTTTTCTTCCTGTGAGTTTTTCTTTTATTTTTTCTACACGAGATTCTGAATATGTCTGCCCAATTTGGTGATTGTTCCCAGTAATGCTGCGATTTTTTGCCCCTTCCTTTATTCTCTCATCAGTTTCTTTAGTTAGTCCTTTATTCCATGGTGGAGATGTTTTTACTTTTCCCTTTAATTTTTCTGATAGTTTTCTTTTATGTTCTTCGGTAAAAATTCTTTTTTTTCCTTTTTGTGAAGGGGGTTTTGCATCAGTTTTTATGTTAGTTAAAACACCAAAATCATCGTATCCTACTCTACCCAAAGTTCTAATCAGTTCTTCTTCTTTAGTGTAGGCATCTTCACTAGTAAGATTTTCAAATAAATATTTAACCAATGGCTCATATCCCAAGTTCCTAATTTCATTTATTTTATTGTCTTTTCGTGGATTATTTGTTTTTTTGTTGGGTGTTAAATGAGAGCGGGCTCGGTCTCCCTTGCCTTTTCCTACATAGAATGGTTGATTATTAATCGGATCAATTAATTGATATACGTAATAGATTTTTGACATTTTGTTTCGCCTCTAATCTATTTATCAAAATGTTACAACATTGTGATATCTTCCATACCGGCCGCCCTTAAACGAACAATGTGACCTAGCATGAAATTTTTTGATTCTAATGCCTTCATTATACCAAGCCAACGATTTCTAAGTAATGCCACTTCGTTGATCAATACTTCCATGTCAATAACTTCATCTTCGCCTTCAGCATACTTTTCAGCATCACGGCTTGTCAATGCTCTATTATACGCTTCTAGATATTTTTGAAAATGTTTTCGGCGAATTTTCTTTAATTGAATATTCAAGTAATTGAGTACCGCTTCAACTTCTTGCAATTGGTTGAAACGATGCTCAGTCACACCGGGTATAGCAGCAATGTTCTTTTCAACATTACCGTATATCTTTACCTCTTTTTTAGCATTATCCAATTCAGCTTCAAAGTACTGAATGAAATCTGGGAGCACTCCCAGATTTACTGTTATGCGTGTATACCAATTCATTTAGTCCCATTCGTCTAAATCTTCTTCTTCGTATTCTTCATAATCCTCTTCAGGAAAATGTTCATCGGCATAACCCTTCAATGCACTAGTTATGTCTTTGTCTTTGAAGGCATCTTTGATATCTTCAATCTCATAATTGTTATCAATCAAAAAATTAACAAGTGTATCTGCCGCAGCATTGCGCTCACTCAAATCAATATGCTCACGCAATGCATCCCAAACTTCAGCGATTGTATCTAGACTCATTCTGTAACTTCCTCCGTAGGTGTTGTTACATTACTTATCATGCTTTTAGTTTTTCCAGTATATTCAAGCATCACCTTATCAAGTATGCCGTCTTTGTTTGCTTCCCAGCCTTTGCGAAACGCTTTGAGTATCTCACCATCTTCGGTCACATAGACCAAGCTGTTGCCTTCTTTCTTCAATGCGTTAGACTTCTCAAGCATATCAGTCAATCCACTGTATGGACTCATTCCTGTCTCGTATGGAATCTTGACTTGAATACTCTCAAAAGGTTTCGCATAGCGAGTTTTCATAATCTTGCAAGCAGCACGGATACCATTCACTTCTGCAACCTTGTTACCATCCTCATCTTCTTTCAGCTTGAGTTTCTTCATAGCGACTACGATACTACTTGCATAGACGAATCCTTGACCACCACTGATCTTGTCATCTGGGTCAAACATATCTTGACTCGCGTATGTGTGATTAGTAGCTACCAATCCTACATTGTGACTACCAAACATATTGACACAGTTACGGACGAGTGCTGTTAGTGCTTTAGGCTTACGACCCATGTCACCTTTCATATCACCTGCTTCAAACTGATTAACGTCAGTAGGAGTCAGTAGCATACCAAGACTGTCAATGACGAACAATACTTTTGGTTTGTCATCTTCTGCCATCACTTTGTATGACTTCATAAATTCTGATATAGTCTTACCCACATCATCAATCATAGCCATGTTGAGTTTAAGCAATTTAGTTTCGCTTGTGTCTACACCTAATGCGTGTAGCCATTTTTCATCTAATGCATTTTCGCTGTCTATCAGTACAACGTAGATTCCTTGTTGTTGTGCGTGTCTTACGAGGTTTCCGGAGCAGATGAAACTTTTTCCTGATCCAGACTCTCCGGCAAAGACAGTAACTTTACCAAGAGGTACGCCTTTATTAAAATCACCGCTAATGAGATAATTGAGTCCATAATTTCCTGTAGAGATCCAATCGGTTGGATCATTGTATCCTATGCTAAGTCCCTCGATACTTTTCGTG